GATCGCCTGGAAAGGGCCTTCTCCGGCCTCCGCTCTCTGCCATTGCTGATAGAAGTAATTGCCTATTCCGTTAGCCGTAGACTCTAGAATGATCTCTGTATCATCCTCATCTGGAACCGCTTGAAGGATTCCCTTTGCGTGCTCTGCGGCGTTCGGCCAGTACGCCACCTCAGACCCATGAAAGTATTGGATCGTCGTGCCTCGGCCTACAGACTTATTCCCCGCCGTGCCGACCTTGTAGCCGCTGTCTAGCTTGCTAAAGATCAGCTCTTTGGCGTTGCTAGCCCCAGTCATGGGCTTTACGAAGTCAGGCGCTAACTCGTGATATCTCTCAACCATCTCAAACAGTGCAGACGTCGAGTCAGCCTCATGCGTCAGGATAAAAGCTCTCACGCCACTGCGATGGGTTGTCTTCCAGTAGAGCCTGCCTTCAGCGTAAGTCGATACGCCTTGCTGTCGCCCCTTGAGGACAATGGCCCTAACCTTCCCAGTCTCGGCCTTCTGCCGCTCTATGCAGGCGTGAATGAACTGCTGAGCCTTGTTAAGCGCAAAGGCTTGCGTCTCTCCTGACTTCGAGCGAACCCTTAAGCAGTTACGCGCATAAAAAGGGAAATCATCTCGCAGTCTTAACCGTGTTATTTCAAGCTCGTGAGCCATTCTTCTTGGGATATCCCTGTGACAGCGGCTCTCACCTCAGTTGATGCCAGTCGGGCATGAACATAAGGCGCAGCGGCTTTAGCGGCTTCCACTCTCAAGCGGATGTCTTCTGATTCGTTCTGATATATCGAGGCAAGATAGTCGAGAGGGCTTAGCTTCCCCTCATCCGTTAGCCTTGCGACCTGGGCCTTCGAGGCTTTGCTGTAGCTACCCTTGGGCCTCCCCCGCTTCTTAGGGGCTTCGTCTTCTGTCATCGTGCCTGCCTTTCCAGCTGCGCTCTTTGCAGCAAGCCCATGCCTTGAGGCGCAGAACCAGTCCCCATATTGTCTCTAGCTTGTGCAACAAGATCTGCTTGCTGAGTGCTTGACCCAGCCATTGCTCGCTCTTGTGCAGCTCCAGCCACAGTAGGCTGAACATTGGGCAGACGGGTCATGCCACGATTAGGATTGACCGCCACGCCTGCTGGTGGTGATGAAGGCTGATTGGTTGGCGTAAGGTTCTGTCGGGCCTGATTAACCAGGTAGTTGTTTCCCGTATTCACTTTACCCGTTGGGGCAACTGGCAGGTTGCTTTTTCCTGTTGGAGCAACTGGTATGTTGCCTTGGCTCGCGCTTGGCATCATTGGTCTGTAATCGGCCATGCTAATTTGCTCCTACGAGCTGTCGCTCAATAAGCTTGTCGAGCTTCGTGCTTATGATCTGCAAGTCAGTTCTAACCTCATCGCGCATTAACTGCCGCTCCTGGCGCTCTTGTGAGAGGTGCTCTCGATACTCGGTGTTTAGTGTGGTGAGATCTGCGCGGAAGTGCTCCACCGCCACCTCATTCAACGTCACGCCTTTGCTGACATCAGTAAAAGCCAACAGGCCAGCGATAAGCATTCCCGTGGCGATGCTGACATCACCCCAGCTAATTGTTGGCTCTATGTTCATCTTCATTCTCATGTCTTCTTGTTCGTCTTAGCGAAGCGTTCCATCGCCGGACCCACAATCTTATCCATGTGAGGTGCTGCGAAGTAAAAGCTAAGGATTAGCATGATTGCGCCAGTCATCCCGTCGCTATGCTCCTGCGTCAGTATCGACGCTTCCTTCAGCCTTTCCCCCGTCTCAGGGTCTACAAAGATCGCAGCAACAACCAAGCCCCAGGCGGCGATGTATTGGAGTAGCCACACAAAAGTGATGGACACTGCAATAAGCCTACGCGCAAGCTTCTGGCCTGTGGTGTTAGCCATCCACTCGACGACCATGCCCCTAGCCTTCTGGCGCTCCTGTGCTGCGTCCTGGGCCTTTTCTTCGTCGGTATAGACCAGCGCATCAAGCCCACGATTAATGCCGCTCACAGCGCCCTCTAGCGCCTTTTCAGACCCAAAGATCTTACCCATGAGACTAAGCATCAGTGCTGTCGCCTTTCATTAGTTTGATTAATCCATCAACATCGAACAGCGGGTAATTAGCCTGGCAGGTAGCGCAGGTCAGCAAGTTGTTAGATTCGTTGTTCACATCCATCTTCCATGCGAACAAACCGCCCCCGCACTCTACACACCAGACATTAACTGCCTCGAGTTCGATCGACGGCTCATCTTCAGCGAGGGTCTTTTTGTAGCCGTCTATGCTAGTTAGCTTGGGCATTCCGCGCTCTCCGAATGTCACAGCGATACCGCTCGACTTCCCCGAATTGCTTGTCGTGGACAATACAGAACATATCTCTGCCGCTGCGGTAGCCGGAGTTCGTATGCCAGGCGTCACGACTTGCGAGGGTTCTGAAGCTTTCGACGACAGATCCCCTTAGCTCCTGCTTTGTTGTGTGGTGTATATGGCCTGTGAACCAATACCGATGGTCAGTAGCAGCCCACAGGTCAGGCTTATCCGTTGCCATAATCTCTGACAGCGTGTTGAGCTTTACCGTGTCACCGTGCGTGAAGCCTATGGCTACTCGACCATGCTGGACGTAATTGAATTTATTGGCAGTAGGCAGGATCTCTACCCTTGGCTCATCTCGATAGTAAGCGCCAAGGAATGCGCTAAGCATCACCGACGAATGGTCATCGTGATTGCCTATGCAGTTCACCACCGTCACTTGCGGGTGCTTGGTCAGTGCCAGGTTAATCAGATCAACCATGAGTGTGCAGCCAGCCTGTAAGACTTCCTGCCAGACCCCGGCTACATCGACGAAGGTTCCCCTGGTCGTTGTGTTCTTTTGGTTGTCGGCGTGAAAGAAGTCACCCAGATTAGCGATCAGCGCCCGATTGCTTTTAGGTGCCACCCGCACCAGCTTGGAAGTCGCTGCGAGCAGATCTTCCCTTGCGATCTTGAGATCGAAGCTTTCACCGGATTGGGCAGCATAAGCATAAGCGCCGATATGGGGGTCACCCATCACATAGCACGAGAGCAAGTCTTCGTTATCAGTCGTTGGCGCTTTGCGGGGTCTGTATACCCCTTTGTAATCAGCCATAGAGTCGAAGATGGCTGATTGAATGAGCTGGAGCTTTTCGTTCTCATTTACCTGGGTCTTAACCCACTGAGCCGAGATGTCTCCATCTTTGTTGTAAAGGGTTGACGTACCCTTCACGCTGAAAGGTTGAGGAACCTCACGCGTCAGGCCGTGATCCGGCGACACGCCTTGCAGCGCAGCCCTATTGCGCATACGCGCCATTGTAATCTCGGCAGTGCGATGCGCGATGCCAAGATAAGGCCCGACATCCTGCATCAGATTGCAAACCAAGGCAGCATCCAATACTCGGTTCTGTGCGGGTGTCTGCGCGAAAGGCCGCAGGTACTCGTATCTATCCATCAGCCTTGTGCCAGTCTTCCGGCTACTTCAGCTGCGCGAGCAGGCGTCTGCTTAGCCCACAGGCTATCAAGAGCATCCTCAGCTGCCGCTAGCCAGTTCTCTGCCTTGAGGCTGGATATCATATTCTTGAACTCAGAGACGCCCTCTACGCCGAGCTGGTAGCACATCTCGACGATGCACTCCTGCCTCGCCTGGTTGAGATCTGTGAACCAGCGGTGCTTAGACATCTGCGCATAGATCACATTGACGTAATCAGTCAGCAGAGCTTCGGCTATAGGTTCAGGGATCCCGTGGCCCCCGTTCTCAATCATCGTTCCGTAGCCGATTGTCAGCCTGCCTTCGCTGCACTCATACGCGAAACGACGATAACCCTCGTGAGACTTCAGACGGTCGATCAGATCTTCGCTCATCGCTTGGCTGTTTTCTCAGCTTGAGCAAAGTCCATCTCGCTGGGTGCGCCCTTGGCTCCCTTGGCGCGCATCTTCTCAGGTGTTTTACCTGCTGCTTTCTGCGCCGCTATCCGCTTCTTTTTAGCGTGGATATTCGCGTACAGACCAGGCTTTTCAAGTAGTCCAGGCATCTTAACTCCAGATAGATAGTGCAATCTTAACGGCAGCCGCAAACGCGAGAAGCACAGCGACAGACAGCCCGATAAGAACAATTGCCAGCATCATCAAGAAGCTGACTGTTTGATCTATACGCGACCCTTCGATTCGTTGCCCGATCACTACCACTTCACCTTGTGCGACCAGTAGCGAGCGGAGAGCTTGCTAGGGTTCGAGTCCTGCGCATTGTGTCGCGCGTAGTAAGACTTCTTTCTAGCCTTATCCTTCGCAGACGTAGGCGAGCTTCCCGCGCCCTTAACACCTTGCTGGCCGAATCGAATGGTCTTTGTCTCATCGCCTACCTTGGCGACGACAACATGGCTTTTCGTCTTATGACCAGGCGTTCGCTTAGGTTGATTGAATCCCTCAACTCCAGCTCGCTCGAGCAGCCCTTTGTCTCTTTCTGACCGCACAGCAACTCCGCTTTCTCTTGGCATAAAAAAACCCCGCTAACCGAAATTGGCGGGGCTTAAGACGTATGGCTTTCAAACACTCAAGGGATACAGAAATAACGGTCTAAGAATCGCAAAGGCAGTTATCCCCGTGCGCATTGTCAACAAATAGAACCTGCAAAACAAGTGTTTTATCCGATATATAAATTTATTTATAAAAGGTTTGACACCGCACCGCTGCCGGGTTAGATTCCGCTTAACCCATCCATATTGGGATATGTAATAACCATTTAATCAACCATAGCGAGGACAACCCTATGAGCCAAACACGAGAGCAGCAAATCAGAGAGCAGGTCCGCACCTATCACCGCAACAACCCTGAAGTCTGGGAGCTTTTCAAAGGCTTCACCCTCGAACTCATTTACTCCGGCCGCAGGCACTACTCTGCCAACGCAATCTTCGAGCGCATCCGCTGGGAGAAAGACCTGGGCAATGGCAGTGAGGCAGCGTTTAAGCTCAACAACAACTACCGCGCCTTTTACGCTCGCCGCTTTATGGCGACCTATCCCCAGTACGAGGGATTCTTCCGCACACGCACTCAGCCCTCGAGCACCCAGGATGCCACTTACACAAGAGAGCTTGGCCCTCAAGACTATAAATCAGGCTACAACGAGACAGCTGCAGAAATCCGCATTGCTGAGAAAGAGATGGCAGCATTAGGTGACGAGATAGATGTAATCGAGATCCCTTCCCCAAACAGCAGCGCAGAGAGAGGATTATTCCACGTTTTCGCTTTTGGCAAAGATCTGGCTAAGCCTCTTTATCGCCAGGTTGGCAGGAGACAGCTCACTCGGCGACAGGAGGCTGTCGGCTTCTATAGCCCAGAAGATAATGAGCGTGTTTACACAGACTGGACGCGACATTACCAGTGGGATCACGAGGAAGAGCAGGCCAGGGAGATCGTCCAGGCCCGTAGATCTCAGAGGGCAGCGTCATGAACTCAATCGCAACGCTTGAGAATGTCGAGACTGCGAATGCCGCAGCTCTCGAAACCATCACACGCATTCGGCAACTGGGCGCGATTAGGGATGAGCTGCTAACCCAGCTCGACGCATTCTTTTTAATCCGAGACACCCTTCCGCATCTGATCGACGACGACTCGCACCCCATAAAAACCCAATGGATCAGCAGGGACAGCGGTCTAGTCCTACGAGTGACCAACAACCACGGCGACACGGAAAGCATTGACGAAAGCCTGGTTCCAAAAATCTTTGCACGACCCACGGAGAAATTCTAATGAATCGCGTCACTAACAAGCAGCTCGAAAATCAGCTCGACATCATTAACCAAATCACAACTGGCTCTACTGCGGCCCACACTTTCGGGCCAGACAAGAACGCGCCCCGCTGGAGGGCCATCCCTGGCGCTTACGCGATTGACCAAAGCTACGGAGGCGTGAAGCTTGTGCGCTACTCGAACGAGGGTGGAGGCCAGGGAGAGATCACCCCTTATCGCCTCACCAAGCGCGAGCTGTACTTCGTCATGCAGGGAATCATCAACACGCTGGAACATATGCAGCGCCAGGAGGTAGCAGCATGAGCAACGAACTCAAAAGAAAAATAATCTCGGACACCGTGCAGCGGCTGATTGGTCAGCTTAGCTTGGAAGACCTAGCCGCAATCTATAAGGCCGAACAAAACGCTTGGCATGCATCAGCGCAGCTCGGCATGAGTTCGCAAATCGCAGCGCAAGATACCGCACGAACGGTTACGCGAGAAATCGTAGCAGGGCTTACTGACTACAAAATTGAACGCATGGAGCAAAACCTAAAAGTCTCAGCAAGAGATCTAGCTAAATACACAGCGGAGGTGGCGGCATGAGCAACGTCTTTGAATCACTCAAAAAGCTGACCAGCGGCGAGACTGCTCCCCAGGCTTATCTCGACGGCAAGGCGGCATCGATGGAGCTGCTAACTAACATTCAGTCAGCGCACAAAGAAGAGGAGCCTGAGTTCGATCAGGCGCTTTTCGGAAGCTTTACAACCCTGGCGGTCGCTTTCTATCACTTACACGGAAAGAAGGATGCAGAACGACTTATCCGTGCTAGCTGCGGTGTTGCCCTTGGGTTTATCAACGAACGGGAGGCCGCCAAATGAACCGCATCCCAGAACCCTTACTACTCATAGGCTTGCTGCTATTCATCATCATTGCGATGGGTATAGCTGGAAAATCCGATTTTGAAGAAGAACAACGAATAGAGGCTTACCATGAAAATATGGCTTTCCGTCTTAGTCGATTCTAACGACCCCGCTCTCGACTTCTCAGGCTCAGTGATTGAGAAGGACAACATTGAGGGAACCCAGGTATATGACATCGATTTGCAGGCCCGTTACAACGGCGTTGAGATCGACGACATGGACTGGGAAAAAGCAGAAGAACACCTTTTAGATCTAGTAACTGAGGGCGCAATAGAAGCTGGTCGCCCCATCCCTGGCAAGGTGATCTTGTGAATCCAGGTGCGGAGCTAGCGGCTTGCAGGCAGCCAAGGAAAGTGTCTTGTGCTGTCTGCGCAACAGAGTTTGAGGCGGTAGATAGCAAGGCTAAGTATTGCTCGAACCGTTGCAAGCAAATTGATAGGAACGCCAGGAAACCCAAGGCAGTACACGAGATCCCTTGTCGCCGCTGCGGGGTTCAGATCCTCACAGATGACAAGCGCCTGCGCTACTGCTCAGAAGATTGCAGGATGCTACAAAAACTACTAACCTAATCATTCGGAAAGAGAAACGAATAGAAACTAAACGTCATACTCCTTGCAGAAGGCAGCCATCGCAATCTCGTGAAGCTGCCTCGAGCATTTCCCTCTATCCAGGTAAACCAACTTCAGCGTATTCCGAAGACCAGGATGTATCCTAGCTAGCGCCTGCCCCACCTTCTCAGCCGCAATGTCAGCCTTATCGTCAACAGTACCACTCGAACGATAGCCGCCCTGGTAATCCTTGAACATCGGCGAGACTGCCGGATAGTCCAGCCTGGCGAGTTCTTTTCGCTGATACTTCGCCCAGTCGAATAGCAGGTGCTTCGCTGCGTGAGCTTCAATCACGAGAAAGCTTCTCATAAACTTTGCGAATCACCGCATAGTGCCGCTGAGCCTCAGCCTTCTCGGAACCCCAGGAGCTAAGGGCCTTTAGGTTCATCTGCTCAAGCGCCTGCGCTACAAGAGGTCTGCCAGCATACGGCAAGGGTTCTTTGCGCGGCAGAGGCTCATCAAGATGAATCACTAGCTTTTCTGGCTTCCTTTTCGGCTTTGGCGCGACAGCTTTATCATTAAAGAATTTAGGGTGATGATTCCTGAGCAGGTCATCCAACTCCGATCGTCTCTCCTCAGCTGCGTCGGCAGGGGTCCATTCGCGTGGCGGCTTGTGAAGAATCTTATCTAATTCTTTTTTCATCCAATCATTCGTCATACAAAATCCTCGAAATCTAATCTACCCAACACACCTTCCTCCCGCTTCTCGCGCATCAGCTCGTACTGCTGGCGAAAATGCTTCGCTATCTCCCCTTTCCCTTTAGTCCTGCGCATCTCCTTGCCTAGCCCCAGGTCATTCACCAGGTCGGTCAATACCCCTATTTCAAACTCACTGAGGTTGAGATCTGCGCGCTTCAAACCCCCTTCGAGGAAATGGCAACCAGTACAAAGAGCCTCGGCGTTCAGCGAATGGAACCTCACCCCCCACTTGCCCCGGGTGTGGTAGTGGCTACATTCCAGCCCCCTGGCTTTAGGCTCATACCTCGTGCCGCATCTCTCGCAAGTCCAGTCACTTCTCTCGCGAATGCACATTGAAAAAGCAATGTCAGCGGGAGTTCTTTTTATCGTCATTCAGGTTTCCTTACGGGCCAGTCGGGTAAACGCACACCTTTCGTGCCGAACGCGCGCACGATGTAATCGAAAATCTGGATGTATTCTTGTGGGGTAGGCTTGGTCGTTGAGTCGTGACCCGTCATCGCCTTTTGAATAGGACGCCAGATCTCATACTTCACAGCTTCGGGCGACCAGGGAGCCTCCATCTCGCCGCTCTTAAAGATCGGAGACTTAATTGCTCGTGCAATTTCCTGCTCGTTAAAAAGATCAGCGGTCTGCCTGCACCAAACCTGGAGCGCGGCTTGCTGGAATTTGCTGCGAGTCCTGCCGACCTTGTACTCGACAGTGACCAGGCCATGCTCTTCGACAAGATCGCCGATAGTGATTGCCATGTGCGCCACTTGGTCGCGTTTTTGCAAGGCATACGAGGTG